TTTGGAACCACTCGCCCGCTCTCTGTTGTCATTCGCTCCGACTCAACATTAAAAAGCAAACCCTGATCGGCAATCTTTGACATAAGGTCGTTGTATACGGTCATTTTCTTTCTCCTAGTTTAAGTTGATGCCATCTCTGGCACCTAGAAAGCCCGCCGGGTATCGCTACCGGGCAGGCTGGTGATCTGGTGGGACTAAAAGAAATCGCAAGTCTCGCAAACTGCGAAATCCTCTTGCGTGTATTCTGATTTGATTTTTTTCAGTCCGATGCGCAACTCCACCCTAGCCTCTTGCTTTGTTTGAAATGCCTTGTCACCTCCCTCTCGCCATATCTTTCGTAGCTCGGCATACATTGCTTTCGTTTCGGCACGATCCCGGCGGGTGCCGGTTTTGTAATCGCCGTCTTTGTAGCCATTAGGGGTAACGGTGTAATAATGGTCGCTCATTTACTTAGCTCCTTTATGGTCGTGAATGACTCGCATTGTTTTGGTGTCGATTAGGCGCAAATCCTGAGATCGGCCCATCTCCCTGATACAGTATTCAAGCTCAAGGCTCGCGGACTTCATTGGGTACGATTTTTTGAGCCGGTTTTTCCATTCCGTTTGTGAATACTCGGGGACTCCATCGGCTTTATATTCAGCAATCATCGCCTGCGAGTCGCGGTGCTGGACTTGATAACGAAACTGTCTCCAACGGTTTTCCATATCCATCTCCTAGTAACCTAATTAATATTTAGTTATCAACCTAGATAACCATATGCCAATATTAGGCTTTCCCCAGAAAGATGTAAACCCCCTATTTCCCCTTATAAATCAGTGGGTTACGCAGGCGTCAGGGAGCATAATAGATTTATTTGCTTTCCTTTTAGCTATCGGGCAGTCATAAGCCTCAATTATCTGAGCGATAAAAGCCGACAGGTTAGGGGAGCGGGATAGCATCAAAAGGTAAGTCGGGACGGTTACGCCCCGGCAAAATGCTAGGTGTTGCATGACGGGCGATACAGCGCCCAGATTGGTAACCTCGTGCGCGTCAACGAAGTGCCTCATCCCTTGGCACATAAAGCGCCTCCAGAGTTAGACAGTTGACCTTAGTTAATAACACAAAAACACTAATCAGTTATAGCTAACAATTTCATATGCCTCATCAGCAAGCGCCGCTCTGAACTCGGCACGATAGTGATCGCTGATTTCCTTGCGCAGAATTTTATTTGTTTTCATTATTGCGTTTGCTTTATCCCGCAGGATCTCCATGTGACCCTCACCGTAATGGCTGGTCAGCCAATCAGTAAACGCCACCGGGTTAGACCCAAACCAATTATGATGGTAGCGACAAAGGCAAAGCGCATTATCCATACTCCATCTAACGGACTTCTTGGCCCTGCCGTAAATGTGCGCCGCGTCTGTTCCCGGCTTGCCGCAGTATTGGCAGGTATGTCTATCTCTTTGCCTAACGCAATTTGAAAACCACTTATCCGCCGCCGATCGCTTGATGCCGCCGTTCATAGAACACCCCCCATCGCCAAGCAAGCTAGAGTTATGACCACCACACACAGCAGGCTGATCACCATTTCGTTATCCATTTAGATTTTCCTCAGTAGGGATCGGCACATAAACACCGGTATTCCTATTCACCGCATCAACTAAAACCGTCATCGACTCAGAGAACTGCTCAGCACTAAGATCAGATGACCCCTTTTTTTTGAAATACAAATTAACAATTGGCCTATACAGAAGCTCCTTGACGCTTTCTTCTGAATAGGGGATTTCAAGGTCAGGCTTAAACGGATGGGGTATCTCAAAGCCCGCATCGTTAAGAGCCTCGGACATACGGCGCAAGAGCAAATGAAGCGTTCTGTTCTGCCGCGTTGTTCGGGTTTCTTTCTTTACCGTGTAAACCCGATCAACTCCCTGCTCCGCCTGATCTCGCACATAGGCAACGAAAAAGTCAGCCGTGCTTTTACTGTTGACCGTCCACGTTTCCGACATCATCAACCCCCTATAGGTAATTTAAATCTTTTGGCCTAGTTTCCGGAGTAAGCTTTGGTGGTCTGACCGCGCTAGTTTGACGGCGGCACTTAAAGAACTCGGTATGGCGCTCGTTGTACTCCCTGCCGTAGAAGGGCGCGAAATTGTTATTAACCTTAAACGCGCTCTGGCCATCTCCACCAACGTCCCGCTCCCACCTAATGCGCTCCAGCACAGCCTTAGCGGAATAAGTCTTATAGCCCCTAGCCCGCATATGCCCGGCAAACCTCACGAACTCATCCCAGACTTCCGGGTGTTCCACGTGGAACTCTAAAAACTGCGCTCTTAATTGCTCTTCCCTAGTCATCGTCATCCCCCTAATCAAATCTGACAGCGTTTAACTTTCTTTGCGATGTAGCGCAAAACCCCCGGCTCTTTTCGTGTTGCCATAAGCCAACAGCCCCCTCAAATCTGCCGCCTCGATTTTTAGCCACCGTCAGCATCATGCAGGGCCGGTCATCGTCAAAATCTCCGCCGGTCTCCATAGCGTGTTTCTTCTGCTTATCGTGCCAACACATTAACACGTTGTTGCATATGTTTACTAAATAGGAACTGCCCATTGCGTCGTACTTATTCGGGCGGCGGGCCTCACCCTCTGTCCCTGACGGCTTCCTAGCGTGATGGACTAACAGAATCGCTAACTGCTCTGACTTAGCTATCGCCTGTATAGTTTGAGCAAAGTCCCTTTCAGCGCCGTAGTTTTCATTCTCTAGCCCGCACATCATCAGCGCGTCTATCACGACGAGGTCACAGCCAAGATCCTTACAGGCATACGTTAATGAGGTTGCATCTTCCGGGGCAATAGCATCTACCCGGTCATAGACAAAAAGCTTACCGCGAGTCCACTCCATAAACTTGTTCGCCCATTCCTTTGATGGCGTCCCGGTAGTGGAGGCGATGTCAATTAACTGCTCCATTATCTGAGGCAACTCAAGCTCCAGACTAGCTAAGCCAACCCGCTTACCCTGCATCATTGCGGACAAGATCATCTGCGCCGATATTGTCGACTTAAAGTGACCTGAGTAACCCGCAAGCATTGTCAAGCTGGCAGGCTTTAAGCTAAACCGCCCCTCAAGCTTACTCCACGGCATCTCTATGCCTGACTGCTCTTGTCGCTCCTGCCACTCCCAGTATCTTTCTTTATGGTCAGCAGGCTCTACAATCTCAGCGTGAGCAACTGCTGATAACCTTTTAGCAACATCAATATCTCTAAAATCAATCTTCATACATAACCCCCTCCGTTATCTAATGGCTTTGCGTTTTTTTCCCATGTCCTAACGCATGCCCTCCAACACTTCACTTTACTCTTGCCCCGCATCCATCCGTTAGCTTCGTAATGGTTAATGAAGCTTTCAGCGTCCACAGAGTTTTTCCGCTCTTTGCAGTATTCAGCTACCTGTTCAATATTCGGCGGAGTGAAACGACCCTTTTTATTTATTAAGGGGTTCTTATAAAGGGGATTGTGTAAAGTTTCTTTACCCCCGGGTGTAAAGTTATTTAACCCTCCCCCGTTAAGTTCCTTTACCCCATCCTCAACGAGCTTTGGCGCTAGTAGCCAATAAAGGTTTTGGAGTTGCCTGCCGTTAGAGTCGTGCTGATTGGCAACAGTAATTACCCCCTTCTCTGATAGCTCTTTCATAGCCTTAATCACCGTTGGCCTAGTTACGCCACACATCTTCGCGATTCGTTCGTGGCTCGGGTACATCCGCCAATCTCCGTGCTTTCCTATATTGGTGTGTTCGTTCAAAGCAAACAGCACTAACTTAGCGGTGCTAGTCAGTTCGCGCGTCCAAATCCAACCAATTAAACTAGCGGCCATTACTTATCCCCCTTTTCGTTGCCTTTAATTTCCGCGATAACGGAATCCCAAATTCTGTCCGCAACGCTAAAGTTTTCCGCCGCCCTGATTTCTGCGCTCGCTTGGCATAGATCAAGCTTCCACGCTAGCTCTTCAGAAAAGCCATCTGGCTTGCCTCCCCGGAGCGCCGCCTGCTTTGCCTCTTCCCTTTGCTTGTTTGTTAATTCTTTAGCGTTACAGGCAAGGTCAACTATCCGATCATCGGTGGTACTGTTAAGACCAACGTGACGGGCAAGGCTTCGGTAGTGTTTGTCAGACTCGGGAAACAGGTCATCCCACTCTAATCCGACTGCGGAGATGACATCTAGCGCGCTACAGCCGCTGAAGCACTTAACCAGTACCCTCCCGTCACGGGATTCGGCAATGCTGAGGCTCGGGCTTTTATCTTCGTGCGCGGGGCAACAGGCCATCCATTGACCCTCTCCCTTGCGGCGCACTTTTTGAAGTCTTTGAAGTAACTTATTTGCTGACATAGCTAGTTCCTTTTTTGATAAGGATTGTGCTAGCCTTTGCCAATGGCGTAAAAGGCTGAGCTTCCTTGTCCGGTTGCTGTTCTCACTTGCGTTAACAAGTGACGCTATACTCTAGACCCCTCTGGAGTGCTTAGAAACCCCTCATCTGGTCTCCTAGCTGGATGGGGGGTTTTTATTTAATGCCCCGCACTAATAAACTCATCCAGCGATAAGTGGAAAAAGCGAGCGAGCTTAGTAACGCGCGAGAGCTTCATATCCTCGCTATTGCGCCACCTAACAACTTGCACAGGGTTTACGCCCATCACCGTGGCAATAGCCCGGTTAGTGACACCATGCTCAAACTGAATCCTTCGCAGGCTTCGCCCGACGTTAATATCAGCCGGGGCAATGTTGAGCTTTTCTTGCGGACCCGCTAAGGGGGCCGGGTTTATTAATTCAATTGACATAAAAAATCCTCTATTGCTCTTTAGGTTATTTCGACATTAAAAAGGAATATCGTCATCTGACGCAGGCTCGCTTTTAGCCTTTTTCGGTTTCGCATCCTCGTCAAAAGGGTCGGTTAGCTCTACCCAGCCGCTCCAGTTCATAGTCGGCATTGCGGATATGTTCAGACGATACTTACCGTTGTCGCCTTTCCACATCGCGCCCATGTCGACCCAGTTTGTTTTTTCTTCCCCCGACTTGTTGGTGTAAGTACAGGCGGCTGACAATCTCTTTACTAGCTTCATTTTTGATCTCCCAGTTCATTGATTAACACTTTAGCTACTGACTTTTGATGCTCATCTAGCCGAGCATTCATTTTTCGCTTAACTATATCGGGCATCTCATCCCATAGCTGAGCAAAACCTGAGGCATCAGACCGCTCTAAAACCGCACTGACCTGATGGAAATAATCGTCAATGGTCTTATTGGCGCTTGCGATGCCGTCGTTAATGCGCTTTTTAAATGCGACCTTATGGCCGCTAGGCGCATCGTTAAAAACTCTGATTTGGTTCTCTTCAGAAAGGGACTCAAACCAACTTAGAAAGGCGAGCATGTCGCCGTCATCTAGAATCTGCCCGGCGGTGTCATAGTCGGTCACCGTTGGCAAGTCTTCACCTGAGTAGATGTAAAGCCCTAAGCCGTGAAGCGCGATTGCTTTAGCGAGGCACCTTTGCATAGCAGTATTAACCGCAAAGCAGTTCGGGTTCTGGATAGGCTTATTGGTGTGATCTGTCACCGGAAGGTATGCCGTTCTTGTTATGCCGTTAGCGGTTAGTTTACACCAGACCATCATGCTTCCGTCTTGATAAACTGTCGGCTCTGGCATCTCCCACTCGGCATCGGGGACGCGGCGCAGTAACTCCTGTACCGCGTATGACCAGCTTAAATAGGTGAACTTGCCTTTTTTCTCGGTGTACTCACCGACATCCACCTTTGATAACTCTTTAAATAAACTCATAACCTTTCTCCTAGTAACCGTGCGTGACGGATTCGTAATCAGTAGGGGCTTCCGGATCTTCCTCTGGCGGCCCCTGCTCGCTCGCGTACTGATTAGCCCGCAAGACTGCTATCGCTTCCCCTAATTCCTTAACGGCCTCGTCAAGCGCGGCTGTGTCAATCAATGGAATCTCTTTAGTCATTGTCAATCTCCCAGCAGATTTCGTCTGCGTTGATAACACCATGCGTGATCGCACAGCCGAGCCAAAGGCAACTAATGACCTTGACCTCATACTCCGAAATGTAATGTGGCGCACCCGAGATTTCATGATGGGTAACGTGCTTGATGATTTCGTACTCCGCCTCAATTTCACCGCGTGGCACGATGAGCAATAGCTCCTCACCAGACCGCCCTTGCCTGATGTCATCGACTATCGCGCCGGCATACTCTCCTGCGTCAGCATCGAACTCGACATCACGCCGCCGCTCGACCCATAACGCTAACTTTCTCACTCTAGATTTAGTCACCCTTTTCTCCTAGTTAATAACGTAACCTGTTACATTCAACCATATTTAGGTCAACGTGTAAACAACTTTGATAACATGCTTGGGGTCACCTGAGGAGATGGGAAATATTATTTAATTGTTCCCATTTAACCGATCTAGAAGTAGGGGAAAACGCCGCTATGCCGGGGAACACACTAGCGCCCTGCGAGAAGGTGTCTCAGTGGGCCTCTAGCGGCTTTTATAGGAAGGGTGGTGCGATGGTATAGGGTAGGGCTGAAAGCCCGTCAGGAGCCTCTAGTGAGTCTGGCTGGAGGGGCTTGATTTTGGCTCGGTCATTTTCCTTTCAAGATAAAAAGAAATCACCTCAAGAGAGTCTGCAATACGCTCTAGCGCCTCAAGTAATCTTTCCGCTACTTCATTATCATCCACGGTTAGGCATCCCGCTCAATTATGATTATTTGAACGTCAGGCTCGCCGCAGTCTATTGGATCTTGACGGTTTTTTAGCGCCCCTTTTAATTGCTCAAGGGTAAGGCTAGAACAGCCTACCAAGCTTAAAGCAAGGCAGGCTGTGACAATCATTTTGATTTTATGAGCCACTGGTAACAGTCAGTGTCTTGTGCTTCTGAGCGTAACCGTAGCTCATCGCACCATTAACAATTCGTGTACCGGCAAAGCCAATAACTGGCAGGCCGTTGACCACCACACCATTATCATCAGCAGGAAGGGTCTGTGACATAGCCGCTTTAGCCGCCCCGTTAGCGTAAGGGAAAGCAACAGAGGTTGACCCGGTAACGCCAAGCGCGGAGTTTTCATTAAATGACATCACGCTAATGCTATCGCATAGCTCGCCATCCACTCCGGTGCTATCAGGTACGAATGTGCCTGTGCCGGTGGTGCTGTTTGAGCTTCGGTCATAGCGGGTTAGCGTGACAGTTTCACAGGCAGTCGGATCTTCTTTTGTGCCGTCATACGCCTTAGTGAAGGGCGCACTAACCGTGCCATTAACGAAAAAACGCTTTGTTGGGAACGTCGTTACCCAATCCGTTTCTGCGGCAATCGCGGCTTCAATTTGCACTTCATTGTTAATTGACTGAGTAGCAAGCGCCGCACTAACAGCTAACGCACCGCCGTTCGCCTGCTTGCTATAGTCAACCGTTACATAGTCATCACCGTCAAAGATGGTCGCCGTACTAACGCCCTGATCTAACGTAGGCAGTAAGGTTCCCGTGCCGGTGTGATAGTTGGTCGCAGGCTTCGCCCAGCCGTCTATCATCGTCGCGCCTGTACTCATTGAGAAAGCTTTATTGGGATTAATAAAAATAGAGTCACCCGAAAGCCCGCCCGTTGGGGCCGTGACGTTATCTGATGCGTCTGTTGTCCACTTGCCTGATGTCCATAGCGTATTGATCGCATCGCAATTACTAACATCAATGCTATCGTCCACAACGCCCATCTCTATGACTTCAGCGTGGCCGATTAGCGTTCTGCCAATACCACTAGAACCCTTTTCATTGTCATACTGATAAGGGACAAAAGGCTGTCTGCGCAACACAGAACCATCAAAAAGCTCGGTCTGCGTTCCACTATAAGCGCCGTTAGCAGTGCCTAGCTGTGGAACTGTACAGGTGCTATCAGCAGTGATAACAGATGCACCACCCTCATATTCATCAATCCCTACAGGGAAAACATCATTTGGCCCCAAGTAAGCATTGAACTCCAAAACGACTTCACTATTGCGAGACTCTAAAAAGCGAACCTTGATTGCCTTGCTCTCGCTAGTGTTATTCGTAATGTGGATATAGGTGTTTGCTTCGCTGACTACGCTATAAAACGGGAATAACAAAACCTGCCCCGTTCCTTCGCCGTTGACGTGTTGCTGTGCCGATAAACTTCCTGACAGCGTTAAAGCGGCAACAGCCGCGCACATTGGTTTAATACTCATAATCTAACTCCCTTTCAGTTAATGGTGGCGGAGCTGGGCGGCTATGAAAGGGACATAACCGAACGGCCCCAGCCCCGCCGCAGATCATTTCCGCTTCGGACCTTGCCCTCTCCCTTTTCCAACGGATGATTTGTTTTTTGACTTGCCGTCACTTCGTGTTGATACCCACTTGCCAGAGGCTATCTTTTTTTTGTCCGCCGCAGAGGGCGTCCGCACGGCAACGATCTCATCGCCACCGCGCTTCTTCTTTTCTCGCGCCTCTTTAGCGGAAGATGCTACAACCGCAGTATTTCTATTAGCAAAAAAGTATAGCTTTTTGGTCATCTTTTAAGGGTCCATAGTCCCGACTTCGGGGGCAGGCATGGCCGCTATCTCAGCCTCAAACTTCTCAATCAGCCCACCGATTGCGTTCCCAATCGAGTCTCTCAGCCCCTCAAGGGTGGTCTCGTCTTTGGTTGCGTTGCGTAGTGTTGCAAGGGTGCTAATGATTCCTTGCTTGGACATTAAAACGCCGGAGTTATCTGATATGACACCTTCAACTTCAAAATTGCCGTTGGTCGCAAACGACGCATAAGTTTTTCGGTCCGGTGTACCGCCTTCATCAGCATTAATAACTCCGCCAAAGGATATAGTTCCACTATTGGCCAGTATCACTTCAGACCCCGACGTTTTTCCCTCTTCTAGTTTCCTTACGCTTCCTCCGTAGTAATAATAACTACTAGAAAGGACCATACTGCCAGCCACGTTTCCTATAAAAGTGGTCCCAGAAGTCGTTATGGATTTCTGATAATAGTTTTTGCCACCATAAGCATAACTACTAACTGTTATTTCATTCCGTCCTCCAGAATCTACTTTCCAATATGTCGCAGGTGGATTTGAATCCACTCCGCCTCTTTCCAGAAAAAACTCTTGATCTTCGGAGTAAACAAGTCGTGCATTAAGCCAGTTAGTATTTGAGGCGTTTCTAACAACCATACTTAAACTAGCGGGATAATCGTTCCCGTTCACGCGACCATTGATGTTTATTACTCCGCGTTGATACCCAGACAAAGGAATAAATTCGCCAAAGTTAGCGAGGCAGTTACCAAATGGCGTTGGTTTATCAATATCTAACGGAGCATTGATACCGCTAACTGCTGGTGCTCCGATGCCGACATTTCCTGCCTCGTCTATTGTGAGGCGGGGGCTACCGTCCGTAAATGAGATGAGTTTATCGCCCTGACTTCCTATCCTGACGTTATTAGAATCGCTTGTATTAACGTCATTAAATGCAATA